GGTCCTACAAGAGGAGAAATATTTTCTATTTGTCCTTCGTTTCTATAAAATCTAACATAGCCGTCTCCAAACTCTAGAACGTAAGCTTGGACTGTACTAAAGATAAAAGGAATAAGACGTACCTTTTTACTGCTGTCTTTTACCTCAGCAATAAAACGAGTACCTGATCTTTTGGTAATGCCCCCATGCGGAAAACAAATAAAGTTTTCACAACGCTGAACAGAGCTCGTGTATTTAGTCAAGTCAACACGACCAAGTAGACGTGGACTGATCTCACCGCCAGTAAAATTTGTTTGAATCGGCGTGACTTTAGCCATTTATTCCTACCTCGGCGGAGTGTTAATATTCGGTCTTACGACTCCTTGACGTGATTCAAGCCAATAATCGGCATCGAGAACATCTTGCTGCTGCTCTTGTGCATCAACAAACTTAGCCTCTCTAAGCTTTAATTCATACATCTGCCACATTTGTTCCATAGCAGAAGTTGACTGTAAAAGCGGTTGCGCTAGATCTGCTGCAACGCGAGAAGCCAAAGTGTCTACTAGCAAGGTGTCATATTGAGTAACGTCTGTAACAAGTGACGTATACTTAATATTCATAGTACCTTCATCGGCTAGTATATGCCTTCGTTCTAACTGAAATACTACTTGCGTAGGGTTTTCTACCTCCAGTAGCCGTAAAAAGTCCGCAGGTAAAACAAACCTGTTGTTATATCCATAAACAGGAGCTGTCACGTCTTTTGGTAAAGAAGCACGTTTTGTAAGACAATTCCATGGATGAGATCTAAATACAGCAGCACGCGTGTCATTAAATAACACACGAGCAATAGAAGCTTGTTTGCTATTATCAGATAACGATGTGATCGATTCGATACCTAGTAAAGCAAGACTTCTGTTTATGATCTCAATATCTGACGCTGCCATTAGCGGTTAGGGGGGAACCGAAGCTCCCCCCATCTCCTTAGTCGATAACGTACAGTACGTAACCAGACAAAGTTGCCTGATCCGGAATAGTACCATCGTTGATCTGAGCAGCAAAAACAAAACCGTCTTTGGTTGTGATCTGGCTGTTGATCTGAATGGTATTAGTACCGGCAGTAGCAACTGCGGTATCCGCGCTGAATGCATCAGGATCTGCTGCAATAGCAGTACCATTTGCATCTGCTGCACCGAGATGACCCAGGTCCATAGTACGAGCACTACCAAGAGCAGAGTTAGTCACAGTTGCAGCAAGGATGCGTACAGCACCTGCTTCAATCTGCGCTAGCAATGCCTGATCACCGGCAGTACCTGCACCTGACTGAGTGAAGTCAAATGCTTTAACACGAACCCTACCACGATCTTCGTGAGTAGCATTCATGACGCGCGGAGTTGCCTGAGTATTAGCATACTGAGTTGAGTTTTGTGTAGCCATTATTCAGTCCTCCTTAGCTTTCGTCGCACTTGATTTCAAGGACCTTCTCTTCTTCCATACGGACTGCGCCGAAGGAAGCTGAGCAGTATACCTGAGTCGAGTTACGCTTATCTCTTCGAGGACCAATGTCTACATTAACATCCTGGCCAACTGCCATGAGCAGACCAGATTTACAGTAGGCAAGTACTCGACGATAGCCACTCGAATCGGCATTGACGAGCTCGGTGCGTACGAACTCAAAGCCCATGAAGGTGTTAACGTCGCCCTGAACAAGAGCCTTAACTGAGTTGTAGTCAGCACTTGTTACTTCAGTTGTACGCAAGAGATCAGTGATCTGCTTAGCTGTACAAACAATGTAACGAGGATCTGACGGATCGTTCTCAGCGGCATCCAGAGTTTCTTTAGCGGCTCGTAGTTTACCAATGGTCAAACCAGAGTTAGTAGCTGAACCACTCTCTACATAGTTAACAGCAATCTGCTGTCCTGCAGGGAATGTTACGCTGCTGCTTCCAGTCTTACCTGTGTAAACAGTACCGAACGCTGCTTCAAGAATGATCTCGTCCATCTTACGACCCAGTGCAAAAGAAGCATTCTGAGAGTAAGGTGAAGTCGGATCAATAAGCATACGGATGCGGTCTTGACGGTCGATTAGCTCCGCCCAATCAAAGTCACGCAATGAGACTCGACGTCTGTCATGCGGTACGTTGATAAGTGGAGTGTCTTGATGTCGTCCAGTCACTTCCTGAGCAGAGGTTGCCCCAATCCGATCGTAAAAGTCGAACTCAGCGTTCTGAGTTTCAACTCGCACATACGGGCGTAGGCGCGAACCTTTCTGCTGTAGGAGATGCTCGACGTTTGCCTTGTACTGCTGTACAAAGGCGGTCGTGATTTGATAGGACATAGCCTATACCTCCTTTTCAACAATTAACATTTATTCGCTTTGGCTGCCCTTCCGGACCTCTGCTACCCTTTATAGTCTGGGTTGTGACTCGGACGGTTTCCCGCTACCCAATTTCGATTATAACGCACAAAATGCGCTACGTAAACTATCCTCCGAGCAAAGTACCCGTAGTTTTACCCGCCGCACGGCGAACAATACCCTGAGCACCAGCACTCGAATAACCTGCAATTTCAGCATTCCTGATAGCTGCTTCTGGATCGGCATATACACCTTTACCACGAGCGTTTTGCTGCATAGAAGCCATAACAGGATCTGTCTTGCCTTGTTTCTTAATAAGAGCATCGGCTGCTTTAAGATATTTAGATGGAACAGACATACGCTCAGCAAGCTGTTTCTGGTATTCCAGATACTTATTCTGAGTCGATTTTGACCGTCCTATCTTAGTTTTTCTGAACTCTTCGTCCAGATAACCCATTTTAATTGTGCTAGCCATTTTTGTTCTTCTTCTCCCAAGCAGCTTTTGCTTTGTCTCCAAAGCCCATAGCAGCACCTAATCCGCCAAACATAGAATCACCCAAGGCTTTAATTTGCTGTCCTTTAGTAAGTTTGGTAGACCCAGTTTTTGGCTGGGCCTTCTTTTTATTAGATACTGCTACGTCAACCTTGCTCATTACATCTGCTCCGGATAAGCAAAGCCAAATAGCTGCTGCATTTTTTCAATAGCTGCATTGTGACCGTCTTTTTCACTATCACTGTACTGTGCCATGAAATTAGGATCACGCTGTAGCCGTGCAATTTCCTGTCGCGCTGCATCAGGGGTTAGCATAAATGACTGGCCTCGACCCTGTGGATCTACGCCTGCTTCCATCATTTGCTGACCAATCTTAGCAAACATCTTAACGAGCATTGGATGGTCACCCATACCAGACTCATCAAGCCAGCCTAAGAATTCTTCGCCGCCAAACTCTGCTGCTGCACGTTGTGCCATGTCAACACGTTCTTCATAAGCACGTCCAAACTCATTACGGATCTGACGATCCCATTCAGCTTGCTGAAGTTCACGACCTTTTGACATTTCGCCAAATTCGCCGTTAATGTGCTCCATATAGCCGTTATAGAGTTTGTTTGCTTGTGCCTGTGTTAGACCTGCGTCATGCATAATCCCCAGCATTTTGTCTTCCATAGCCGAGTCATAATTCAGACCCTCATTTAGCTCTGGGCGCTGGAGTTCATATTTTTCTGGACGACCTAGCCTATTGTAAAAATCATTCCATTCGTCAGCAGATGCTTCTTCTTTAGGTATTGCTACCTTATCAGCACCAACCATACGCTGGGCATGTACATAAGACTTAGCTAGTCCATTAATGTCCTGAATCGACGCGAGGCTCGGATCATGTCGAATATCGTCGCCAAGCGACGCTCTCCAATCACCACCCGAGCTACCCGCATCAACGGACCCGATTGCTTCCTCACTCATCGATAGCCTCCTTTGGTAGGTTTAATAACTCTTGAGGGTCTTTATCAATGAACCTCAAGATACTCAAAACCACACGACGCATACCTTCTCGGTGTGCTGATTCGTGTGTATCACCTGGACAATAACTCGAGTCATTGACATACGAGATTTTGCACAGATGATTTAATACACGCTGACCTGAAGGCGTGAGAAAAATTGCCCGCATGTCATCATGTAAATCTGTTAAACTTCTATTCTGTTCCTGGTCCGCCACCTGCGCCTCCGTTCATCATAGGTTGCATTCCAGCATTCTTAGCAGCCATCGAC